TGTATAAGGAACTATTCCCCAACTAGTTCTATATGGAGCGTTAGTTGTAGAAGTTTCATTAGAAGCAGACCCTACTCCAAATAACATAGCTTGCTCTATATCCATTTTATGTTCCATTAATTTATCTTGCCAGATTCGTTGGAACTCATTTTTAATGCCTCTATATTCAGTAGCAAGAGAAGTTCCAGAGAAAATATTCATACCAGTTTTAAATATCTGAGTATAACCTTCTCTATCAAACATTTTATCTTCCCAACCTATAGGGCTCTCTGTTCCTTCAGCCCATGCTGTTCCAATAACCTGTCCTTTATTACCAATAGCAAAACTCTCACCTACGCCAATATCTTCTAAAGGAATTAATGCTTTACCATTAATTTGCGTAATTCCAGTAGTATTAGCATCATGGTTAATGTATTTACCATCAGTTAATGTATTCTCTCTTTCTACTGTCGAAGCATGGTCTACTTTAAACTTAAAGACCGTACCACTATCTGCTTTAACAGCAACTACTACACCTGGGACAATAAATTCACAATGATTATTGGAAGAACTTATTTTACCATAAGCATCATATTTTGCTGTTATATGTAAATCTTCTCCATTAGCTAACGCAGTTCCAGCACTTTCTGCTCCTGGATTAAATATTGCATTTGCTACTTCAAAGTTACGTCTTTGCCACTGATGTCTTTGCTCAAGAAACTTAAAAACGGGGTCGTTAGTAGGTTTCTTAGCAACCTTATTTAAATACACGAAGAAAGGACTTTGCTGAGGAGCAAGTTCGGCAACCCTATCACCAAAATCAAACTTTCTACGAGTATCATCTAAGGAAACACCTGTAGCGGTATTATATTGATTAGGACTATAAACTGTAGCCATATATCAACCTCCTTAACTCTAATTAACCCTCTCTCAGCTGTCGTGAGACCTTCGAGTAGGGCTGGTTACCACGGATTTTTACTTGTAAAATCCGATATCATATTATCCATAATCTTGTCAGAATCACTTCTTGCATCATTGCCTTGGCCTTGACCTGTCTGCACTCCCATCGGTGATGGAATTTGCTGAGCTCTTTGAGTTTGTTGAAACTCAGGGCTCGGACCAGCATTAGGGTCTGGTTGACCTTGACCTTTCTGCAATCTATAAAGCTGAACTAGATTATCTAAACTTAATGAATTAGGGTCAGACATCTGTTGAATAAATTCCTGTGCATCAGAATCATTAAATCCATAATGTCCCTGTAGATGAGTACTAACACCACGCATTTGTTCCTGTTGTTGGGCATATGCTTGTTGTCTTTGTATCTCTTCTTGCCTTTGATGTTCTTGAGCATCAAGTCTCTCTTGCATTTGTGCAACAGTATACTCTTGCTTAAGACTATTATATTCACTCATATCATCACGCCATGACTCATATTCATCGACGTACCTAGCACTTTCACTATTAGGGTCAGCATACGCTTCTTCCCTAGAGAATGTTCTAGGTTTGTTGGGCTTTTCTGGAGGTGCAGGGAACTCTTCCTTAGGTTCTGCCACTGGCTGTTGCATTGTTTGCATAGCTTGCATTTGAGCTTGTAACTCTTGATTTTGCTTTTGCATTTCTGCAAATTGATTCTGATTTTTTGAAGCCTGACTTTGCCAGTATTCAAATCTTTTTTCATCATTTTTAGCATTATATTCTTGAGCCTGCTCTTGCATAGGGGCAGATTCAGGGGTATCCTCTATTTGAGGAGCCTGTTCCTGAGGTGTTTCTGTTTCCTGGCTGCCAAAAAACGCTTCCTCAACTGACGCATTATTAGAGTCCTCTGTAGGCCATGGTCCTTCAAACGCTTGATTCGAGTCGTTAGGATTAGCACTTTGAGGAGTGTCTATATTATCTGTCATTTCTTTTTACTCTCTTTCGACTTGCCCTTAGGACCGCTTTTAGGGGTGGAAGTCTCTTTTTTAATTGAATCAGCAACATCACGCTTGATTACGGCCATATTGTCGTCAAGTCGTTTTTCATAAACTGTTCCTGCAGCTTTAGCTTTATTACTAACTCCGTCAAGTTCAGTTTTAAACTTCTCAACTTCAATTCTTTTTCTTAAGTTAACAGATTCTCTATCTCTTGTTTGTAAATCACCTTTTAACTTTTTAATTTCTTCTGTAGCTTGTGCTACTTGAGCTTGTAACTGACCAACTTGGTCTGTTCTTTGCATTACACCTTCCATATCAAATACTTCTGTTTTCTTAAGAACTTCAACTCTATCAACAATACCTTTTTGATAAGCATCCATATAGAACTCAAGTTCTGCATATCTATTAGAAGGCAATGTACTTCCTGCTAAATAAATTACATCATATTTCCCAATTGTAATATCATTAAATATCATTATTTCACCTGTTTTATCATCTACAAGTTTTTTATTAATAACATATTCACTTAATGAATTGTTAGGTTGTATTACTCTAAATACTTTTTCTGTTGTATATAACTCTTGCATTAATGGTAAAGCAACTTGAGCTAATTTAGTTAAACCAGCCTCAATATCAGCTAATTTAGATTTAATTTTTCTTTGACCAAATTCATCTAAAGATATAGTAGCTTTATATGTTTGAGGAGCTGCTTGTGTATTTCCCATCATCATTTCATATAATCCTAATTGATGGTCGATATCTTGTTTAGCAACTTGCTCTCCATTATATAATTCATTAGGTAATGGTGAAGGCTGAACAGGCATTGGTGCTCCATCTGTTGGGTCATAAGGTATAGCCACTCCTGGCTGAGCCCATTTCTGTTCAAACTCATTCATATCTACACTACCTTCTGGTACAAGTATCTTAGTATTAGTACTTGTTGTAGCATGTGCTACTATTAAAGAACGCATTTTATTAATATATTCTTGTAATCCTTTAACCATTCTTACATCAGATTGAGGATAAGGAGTTCTAGTATGTAAACTCATAAAAGGAACAATAGGATATTTATCAATAGGTAATTCTCTACTATATAAATGTTTATCACCCATAACAACACACATTTGAACTCTTGTAACTTGAGTAGTAACTAATTTAATTAATTTTCTAGTTATTAACTCACTATAATCTAATTCTTCTACTTCCATTGGCTGAGGAGACATTGGCATTTGAGCAGTTTCATCTAATCCCATAGAATTCATATTAGCTTGCATTTCAGCTTCATATTGTTTACGCTGTTCATCAAGTTGAGCAATTATTTGTTGTACTTGATTTTGGTCTGTCATAACTTGACCATTTATAATCCAAGCAGGTTGTTTTAGATATTCCTCAAATTCATTATCATCTAATAAAAGTTCTTTTTTGCTAAATGTTTCAAAAATCCTATATCTATCTACAATAGTTTTATAATATCTTTCATATCCTCTTAAATATTCTGTATTATGAGTTCTATCTACATCTTCAGGAAATATAGTAGAAAAATCATTTGCTCGACCTGTTTCTGGTCTATCGTGGTCAAAATCAGAAGTTTGATTACTAGCATTTCTAATAGCTTTATCATACATAGGATATAATTTAGCTGCTTGTTCTCTAGTAAATAACCTCGATATAATTATATTTTCCGCATCTTCAAAAAACTTATCTCTACTATTAGGGTCTACATAAACATCAAGAGGGTCTACATCATGAAAACATACTTCACCTTTACCCATATCCATCATTGGGTCTTGATATACATGAAGATAACCTAATCCCATAACATAATAGTCATCAATCATTTGACGAACTACTGTTCTGCCATCAGAGATATCATACATATACGCAAGCATTGCACTCATAACTTGTGCAACTTTATTGTCAGAATCTTCTCTAGGCGCAACTCTAAAAGATGGTCTATTAGCAGACATCATAGATTTAGCAGCTTCAACTGCAGGATGTATTCTATTAACTACTAAAGGAGCTTGTCCTCTAGCTTTTAAAGTTTCCTCCTGGTCTTCAGTCCATTGTCTACCTAATCTAAACTCTTTATCTTCTTTTGCATGCTCTGCCCACACATCTCTTTTATCACCATATCGCTTCCATAAATCTAAAGTTTCATCAACTAAAGCTTTACCTGAAAGTTTCTTTTTTGCGTTATATGCCATTTCGAAATTTAACTCCTACATAGTCAACCAATCAAGGAATTTCTTTTTCTTTTTTTTATTATACTTTTTTTCATCGTATTCTTCGAGTCTACAAGGCTTTGCTCCATCTAATGCAGTCCAGCATGCATCCATAACATCATCATGCTTTCCTCGAGGATAAGATAGAAATTCTTGTTGGGGTTTAATATCTTCTGGTCTAAAATAAAATTGTTTTTTAGCGAACATAGGAACCATAGATAATAATCTTTCTGATTTCCTAGTTCTTGGTTTTACTCCCTTTTCTAATCCAGGTATGTATAAACCTTTTTCTTTCATTATGTCTCTTACGCCAACCCTTAATGCTTCTTGATAACCCGTAGTTTCTATCTTCATTCTACGTGGTTTAAACTTCATATAAGTATCAATAATTAAATCTGGCTGTTTAGATGGAGATACACGCTGTCTAACTACATCTAAAATATATTTGTTATTTTCATGGTCAACACCAATAGTAGCTATAACAAAATAGTCAGCCCTTACTGACAAACTTGACGCAGGGTCTACACCACAATATACTTCTACAGGTATAATTTTTTCTTCTTCATCAATAGTTCTAACTAAACACCCTTGACCATTACGTATTTCATAGTCATAATGATGCATCTGTATCCATTCTGGTTTAAAAGGAGCATTGTCAGGTGATTGAGCTATATTCATATACTCTTGGTAAAATCCATTTAAGTTACCAATACTTGCAAATTCATCCTTTATCTGCAATATACGTTCTCTTGGAAATCGTTCTGGCCATATACTTTTTTCATCTTCATCCCATATGCTGTACCATAATACATTCCAAGAAGCAGATTCTTTTATCCAATACAAAAAACAATCCTCTGATATTACGGTACCAATCATTACAAGTTTACCATCATCAGATAGCGATGGTATTACAGCTTCTGTCATCCATTTCTTATTCTTTGCCCTGGCTTCAGGAGTAAACGCATTAAGTTCAGATTCAAAATCATCAACTATAATTAGATTAGGTCTTGTATCACCCTCAATAAAACCCCTAACTCTCTGTCCTGTACCTACAGCTATAATCCTGGTACCATTAGCGAGTATAACATCGTTATTAGTCCATCTCTTAGCAGTCTCAGGTCCCATCTCTCCAAATAGTTCTCTAAATGTATCTGAATGAGATAAATGGTACTTTATCCTAGATAAGAAGTTAATCGACTGGGTTTGTGATTCTGATATTATAACAATAAACAGGTCTTCATCACTTCTCTTGAACGCCGCTTTCCATAGAGGATATATTAATGATGTAGTAGTACTCTTTGCAGTACCACGAGGGGCCGCTATTGCGACCCTTCGCTGTTCGTTATCGGATAAGGATTTGTATATATCGAAGTGGAAAGGAGGTATCTCCTTTCGGAGGGCTGTTGGGAAGCAGTACCTTCCAAACAAAGCCATATTACTATATAGCTTTTTTAATGCTTGTTGAGCAGCATAACGCTGTTCGTAATCACTCATCTAATTCTTTAGTGACTGTCCTAGATGCCGCTATCTGTGATTCTTCTTTAACGATATCATCTATCATAGAGACAGACTTTGATTCTATCTTGTCTACAGTCTTCTCCATAAACTTCTCTTTCATACCATGCATATCTTGCAGGTTCTCTACTGCACGCATAACGCTAGGGACATCTTTCTTGTCCTTAGCCATTCTTATAGCATCTTCTAGTAAATCTAGAGTATACTTCTCTGTTAACCCGTGTTCATGCAATAAGTTCTGTAATTCTTCTCGTACCATCTTTTTAAAGACCTCCGATTTCATTGTTCTTTTCCATTTACGTCTTTGAGATTGTGTTACAGCTCCCAAAGCCCATTCAATGGCTAAATCATAATCTGGCTTTAATGCAAACATTTGCGCCAGGTTCTTCATATTATCCTGTCCCGCTTGTACTTCTATATAACTCTTACCAGTAAAGGTTACATTTGTCTTCCTACCAGCGACCACAAGTTTTTTAGAAGGGTACTTAGGATTATAAAAGGTATAACCCCAAGGAAAACGAAGATATACGCTATCACGGCCATCGTTCGACCGATATACCCTTTTTTTGATGACCTTAGAAACATAGTCGTCATCAGAGACTGCATAATCTCCCTCTTCCGCTTCTCTCCAATGTTTAAATTCAATTTCATTGTCCTCTGCTTCGTTTTTCCGATAAACTGTATAGACGACTTTGCCTAGCCCTCTATGATTAATATCTATATCATACATTAGTAATTAAATGCCTGTTCCTCTACTGTTGGCATATTCTTTAGATTATATGCTGCCATAGAATCTCCAAATAACTCTCTTTTATCCTCTGGTCCTGCATAATGATATTTTTGCCAAAATTCTCCTAAGTTTTCAGGTGTAACTCCTTTTAATGACGCATCTTCATGCTGTAACACATTAGCCATAAACATCATCTTTTGCATTTCTGGCGAATATTGTGATGCATCTATACCCCTATCGTCTGGGCCTATCTTAGTCCAGTTAGGCCTAGGCTTTTTTGCTACTTGGTCATACCAATGGTGTAATCTACGCATAGCAGTATGACCACCTTGACCCTCTCCTCTTTCGAATTGAAATAAGCCCCTGCCAACTCCTTCTCCACCACCTTGTACTTGTTGTATTGCTGCTGGATTCATTCTTTGAGAAGGCCCTGTTTCATGAAATGCTATTCTATTCATTAAATCTTCCATTTGTTCTGGAGATTGACCATATCGTTCTTGCATCATGCCCATCATCCTAGAATAATCATCCTGAGGACCAGCCTGCTCATCTACCATATTGGTTTGATTAAAGTCTCTTGTACTTGGAACTTCGCTAACTTTATTAATTGGTTGAGCCATAGGGTTATTTCCTCCTGTTTCTGCACCTTTATTACTAAAAGCTTTACCTAATAACCCCAATAAACGCATAGGAAGTGGTAAATCCTTAGTCTTTCCCTTATAAGTATATGTAGAATCCCCTTCAACAGACTCTGGTTGACCTAATCCTTTAAATACTTCGTGTGGAGGTAGCTGTTCAGCCATTACTTTGCCTCCTTTTTAGGTACTAAACGCTTAAATAGCTTTATCTTCTTCTTATTCTTCTTTATAGCCTCTGACTTAACAGAGTCTACCCTAGCCTTAGTATCACTAATCTTCTCTTGTACTTCTGCCTTTATAAGCTCTTTTGCAGCATCCTCTACCTTTATATCTCTTACAAAACATAAAACAAACAAAGAACCCGCTGCTAAACCTGCTATTATCTTTTTAATATCCATAATCTCCTTTATGCTACATCATCTATTAAAGCTGCAACTATCAAATTAGCTGTACCATCACCTGTATCACCTATATCTGACGATATAGCGTGTATATTTGCTACAGTCGTATTAGGTAACCTACCAAACCAAGTTTGTGATGGTCCTATAAAGATACCATCAGCTACGTTATATGCTGCTGTGCCACCATCAAATACTATGTATACACCATCTCCTGTAGATGTATTCTTAACAAATAAAAACTTAACCTTATCTGCCGTATGAACAGCTGTAGGAGCAGTATCATCGTCTACTGGGGTATAATCAAGATAATTACCAGCTATAAGGTCTGTACTTGTAGCTGTACACGCAGTTAACTTATAATACCACTTATCATTAGCATCATCAGGTGTTACAGTCATTGAACCTGTAATTGTAGATGCTATCTCATCTGGTAGCATTACTGCCGATATCGTTACTGTAGCTGCATCTGCCATTGTTTAATACCCTTTCTTCTTAGGAGACTTCTTAGTTATCTTCTTACCCGTACGCTTAGCATACGTTTTAGCGGCTGCTTTGCCCTTTTTTGTGTAACTAAACTTCTTTTTACCTACTTTAGGCATATATTCTCCTTTTTGCTTAAAATGTACCACATAACTTAAGTAAAAAACAGACACATTTGCAAATACTACTTATTTCTCCTACGCGCGTTAGTACTACTTAAGCTTATATATCTGACTATAGTATTAAGAATGTAGCTACTACTTATAGCCGTAACTTATAGTACTACTTATAGTACTACTACGTAGTAAAATACACGAAATAATGGATTTTCCTAGAAAAAAAAATTAAAAAAAATTTCACGAAAAGGCAGAAAGGCACCTACCCTCACTCCAAAGCACTTTTCAAAAAAATAATTGTAGAATGGATGCACGTGATATAACATTGATGCCACGTGGTTGAATTTAGGCCTATGGGGGGTCACTTTATGTTGAAGTGCACATATATAGGACTCCACCTAGGACCACAATCAACCTAACAATACACGCCAAGCTAGTTGTCTGTGCGTACGCACTATAGCTATGGTATTCGCGTGT